AACTCTTTATTAAGCATTGGTATATCAAATCTATTACCATTATAGTGAACGATTGCATCAGCTTCATCCATTAAGGCATGGATAGACTTTAGCATTGTTTTGCGATCTGTTTTGTATACAGAATCAAACATGATTTTATTTTCGCCATACCATTTAGCAGCATAGCAAAGTGTATATGATGATTCTAATAGTTGATTGAGAGCAATGTTCTGTTGCCATATTCCCCAGACCGTTGCCAGATTAGGTGCACATTCTATATCTAGTAATAATATCTTCAAGTAACTCTCCTAGTGTTGAGGTACTTTATTATACACCAAGAAATAAATTGTGTTCTGCAATACGTCTAGTTTGTAAACCCTTTAAGACTTTACCAGCAGCATAACAATATTTTAGGAATTTTTCCGCAGCCAATTTTTTATCGCCACGAAGAATAGCTTGACGGATGGTTGAACGCTGTAATGTTCCCAAACCAACATTAAAGCTAAAAGACACAAGAGCATCAAACTCATGTTGTTTAAGAGGCACAGGAAGTTGCATAGCCACACCTCTTTCAAATCGTATAAGGTCATTCTTTAAAAAATCCTCTACTTCAGACTTAGTATAAGTTCTATTAAGTCCTTCGTCACTTTGTTTATTATAAGTAAGAACATGACCGAAACCCACAGTAAGCAAATTAGCAGGGCAACGATAAGCGTGATAACGACAACCTTCAAATCGTTTAATAATTTTAAGACCAGCATTACTTATCCTCATTTTTTAGAGAAAGCTCGGCTACCGAAATGGAACATTATAATTGCAGACCATATTTGTTGAGTTTGGTCATCCCAGATAATGTCAATAAGGGCTACAACGTCAGCACCTTTATACCAGCCATAAGCAAATCCTAATAACTCTATTATAACAAATAAAGCGAATAAGCCTAAAGAGATTACAGGTCTAACAGCAGCTCTGGCATTAATAATCCATGATGCAGCACCTTCAGCTTCTTTAGTAGATGCTTGGTATAATGCTACCATTTCCTCTGACTGAGATTGTGCTTGTACTTCTTCTAGTTTTATGGCTTCTTGACGTTCTTGAGATGCGTAACCTTTTTCAGCTAAAGCTAACTCACGATCAACCTGTAGCTGAGCCATTTCTCTTTCATGCTTTTGGTCAGACTTTTGTTGAAAGAATGATAAGACAGATGGGAGAGCTGAGGTAGTAAAACCTAATAATGATCCTAATAAACTAAACATAATTATTTACCAAATACGTTAGCTGGGTTACCAGTCACACCGTCAATGTTTACAATGGGTGCATTTTCTGGTGTCATAGGTTTTGGTGCTTCTAAATCTTTAGTTAAAACAGCATCTAACTTTTGTAATACTAAGATTGTTTCAGCATTAACCACTTTTAATGCCTTTAAAACGCATTTTAAGGGATGTAGAACGATAGTTTTAGCTAAATCTAATACTTGGTATACCTTTGACATATATTGCTCCTATTTTAAATGTTTTAGACGTTCTTCAATGATAGCTATTTGTTCTTTATTAGCTAATATCATGTTACGGTTTTCTTGAATTTCATGTTCTAAGTCTTGACGTAATTTCTCACGAGCCAATTCTGCACCACTATTTGTAGCTTGTTTGTTGTCGGATGTGACTACTAATGATATTTTTCCATTAAGTATAGTTACGTCTTGTGAAAGTGATGATAAAGCGTTCATAAGATATACAACACAAGCAAAAAGAATAGGAAGTACTGCAAATGCTATCTTTTCTACTAAAGGGTTTTTTTCTTGCATAACTATTCCTATTGTTGTTTTTTCTTTTTAGGTTCAGATAATAAACCACTTACAGGTAATGCCATAGCACCTGCTAATAAATCTGGTTCGTTTGCTCTTGCTGGGTCAAATGCAGCAAAAGGTGATCTTATTTGATTTGGTTTATTTACAATAATATGGCTAACATCTTCTGGTATTTGTTCAAACATTTTAGGAAATGCTGCATTAGCGTTCATTTTTACTGTGTCATAACCTAAATCTTTATATATATTTCTTAACACTTCATTGCCTGCTAATGCACCAGTTCTAGGATGTTCAGCATACATAAGCGGTTCACTATTTCTTAATGCTTTATCTAAATCATGTGCATTTACTTGGTCATATAATTCAAGATCAGCCATTACATTATCTGGATTAAAATTATAAGTTTTACCTTGTTTTTGTAATGATTTATAAAGTTTTATTGTATTAGGATTATCTTTTACAAAATCACCTTGTTTATTATATTTAGGTGTAAAATCTAACCATGTATTACTTTCTGGTGAAATATCTAAAAGACTTTTAGATTTAAGATATGCTGGAATAATATTGCCTTCATTTTGACCAGCAATTTGTTTTTTAGCTTGTTCAAATGCTTTATTATAATTTTTATCTCCAGTAGACCAATCATAAATATCATTATGAGATAAAATATCTTCTGTAGTTTTTTCTATTCTATTACTTAAATCTGGAGAATTTAAGTTTGCATAATTAATACTTGCATCTGCTGGACTTGTTGTAAAATAATGTCCTGCACCTAAATGACCTTCTGGATTATGTAATTTACCACCAAATTGTGTAAATTCATGAGTTGTACCATGATATACAGGTTCATTAACATTAAATCCTAATGCTTTAGCTCTTTCTATAGCTGTATTATTAGGATGTAATCCTAGCATTTCTACAGCATTTTTTTGTGCTAACCCATGTGCTAATTCTTGTGCTGTTTTACCTACAGGATTTACAGATCCAATCATTCCTAAAGCAAGATTGTTCATATCTTGAGCCATATTTACAGGCTTAGGAGTATTAATATCAGCCAATAATCCTTGTGGGTCACCACGCATTAAAAATGCAGCAGGTGCATCACTTTTTTGAATATAATTATTAAGTAGGCGATCTAATGGTGATAAAGTAGATGGGTCTTGTTGACTTGCCCATGTATTTAATAATGCCATCTATAATTCCTTTGGATCAAAGCCATACATTTTGGCTATACGTTTTTGTAATTTTAAAAATAAGCCTTTGTGACTTACATATTGTTCTGTTTTTGGTGAATCTAAATATACACACATATGTATGATTTCATGACATAAGGTAACAAGAACTGAATATAAATGAGAATGACGTGCTGAAGATATGGTTATGATATGAGGCTCACCTTGTTCTGGCGGTTCATACTGACCACAGATACTGTCATCATTTACTATAACAAAATCTACTTTAGATGCTGGAGGTAGTTTATATTCATCAAATATGGGCATCTCTATCAGAGTTGAATATAGGTTAGCTATATTGTTCTCTGTAATAAAGCTCATTTTATTTTCCCATAAAGTTATGAAGTATAGAAGTTACAACAGCACCAATAAATGATGCAATAGCCATTCCAGCCCAGAAGCCACCTTTAGACTTGTTAGCAAGCTCTAATAGTTGCTCCATGCTATGTTCTAATTTGTCAATCTTTTTTTCCATTTGCTCTACTTGAGCTACAAGTTGACCGTATTTAAATAAATCTATTTCGTCTTTCATTTTCGGTAATTCCACAGGTTGATGGGAGGTAGTTTTAATTCTTGCCATGTAATCATTCTTGACCATTATTTAATAAACCTTGATATGGTACAAATGGTGCTGTTTTAGGTTTATATTGTGGTTGTACATATCTTTGTTGAAATGGTGCAGATTCCATTAAATATCTACTGCCCACTCTTGCAGCTGGTAATCCAGTTGCTAATGGTATGCCAGTTATAGCATCAACACCCATACCTACTAACGATCCAAATACATCTGGCAATGTAAATGCAGGAGGTTCATAAGCTACAGGTTTATTTACTCTTGGAAATTCTTTAGCAAATTTACCAGCTAATGCCAATTCTCCTGTAATTGGTTTTTTATCCATCATTTTACCAATCTTACGATAATCAACAAGATTTTCACCAATTAAAGCATTTTGTACAGTATATGTTTTAGCTATTTCTTGTCTAGCATCTCTAAGATTTTTAATTAAATCAGGTTGACCAATTTTATTTACATGATCTTCTAATATATTTTCAAGTCTATTAGCTTCAGCAATATATTTTCTACCTAACTTTAAATGCTCTGGGTCTGGTTTTAAAGTATTAGTACCAGATTTATAATAAGCATCTCCAGTAGCACGAAGTTGTTTAATTTGATCTACAGCATCTTTAGAGTCAATAAAGTATTTAGGTTTAACTTCTCTCATTAAAGCATCTTTACCAGCAGGAGTAGATTGTATACTTTCTACTATATTGGAAAATGGATTAGATTCTCCTAAATCAATAACACCAGTATTTTTTACAGCCTCGTAAGCTGGAGATACACTAGATCTAATACCACTTAAAGTATCTGTATTAATTGGAGCAGATTCTGGTAAACCAAGATATTTACGAGTAAGATTATTTGCTATATTTTGATTTTTAGAGCTAGCTAATTCTTCTGATTTATATTTACCAGAAATTGTTTCCAATGCTTTAGCACCTTTACCAGCACCAACATCACTAGGTAATGCAATATAACCTTCTTTTTGTGCTTCTTTTAATAATCTATCTTTATTAACATTTTGTAATTGTTCTACAGATTGACCAATAGGTTTAGGGCTAACAATACCAGCACCTATACCACCACCAATTAATCCACCAATAGTTTGACCGATAGCACCGCCACCAATACCTTTAGCAGCTTCTGCACCTAATCCACCGCCAATAGCACTTGCTGCTTGAGTTGGCATATTAGATGTAAATGCTTGTTGAATTGTTTGTCCTAATTCAGATGTAGGATTAAATGCACCAGCTATTTTACTTCCAGTTAAAGTGCTTGCTAAAGCTCTTGATGGAGCAGCTACGGCTTTTTCTAAAGTAGTTTCTGGTTTTGGTAAATTTAATCTTCTTTCAGCAACATCAGAAGTTGTAGGTATTTGTAAATTTTGAGGTAATACTGCATTAAGACCAGTACGCACAGGTGATGCTAATACATCTGCTGTACCTGTTAAACCTTCAGTTAAATATCTTCCAGTTAAACCAGCTTGTCTAATAGCTTCATCTAAGAATGATCTTTTTTTAGATTCTTCTTTTTTAGGCTCATTATCCCATTGAATAGAATTAGCATCTATTTGTGGTGCAGTATCCCATGTAATTTCATTAGGATTAATTGCCATAACCTATACTCCCATCAGAATATTGATATACTTTTCTGCCATTTCTATCAGTTCCAGTTCTTACAATATTTTTTTGTGATGCAGCAGGTTGATCTTTAACATAAGTTTGTCTAGATTGCATACCTGTTTTCATTTTTTCCATTACTCTATTTAAAGCATCAGCTTGTTTATCCAATGCACCAAAAGCACCATAAGCAATACCTTTAGCACTTGTTGGATCAGCAATAACATCGGTAAGAATCTTATAGTCATTACCATTAAGAACACCAAGATTAAATGCTTCTTTAGCTTGCAACATCATATTATTGTAATATGTGCTCATTTCAGCACGTTTATTTATATTTGCCGCATCTGCTGGCGACCATGTTTTAAGTGCATCTTTATAATCACCAATAGCACCTTGTAGATTTTGAATACCAGTAATTTGTTTAATTTGACCTTCACTTGCTTTAGGAATAACACCTTGCACAATAGAAGGAGCACCGCCTTTAGGATTAGATTGAAAGAATACTGGATTTCCTTGAGCATCAACACCAGCAACAGGAGAACCAAGATTAATATTTACACCACTTGCAGATGCTACTTGCTTAAGAACATCTTTTTGTTGATCTGGTGTTAATTTTAAAAATGGTTGACCATAATTAGCTACTGCATATTCATTTGTTTTTTCTGATACATTCATTCCTTTTGGAGCATATACTTTGCTTAATACATCTGGAGCAGCAGATGGAAAGGCTTGTAACATTCCACCTAATTCAGGATTTTCAGTTGTAAATTTATCAATGAATTTTTTTTGTGCTAATTGTTGATCTATTTTTTCTTGCGTTAAATAATTTTTAGTTGCTGAATCATAAGTGTTTTGAGCAGCTTCTTGACCACCTTGATAAGCCTTAGCTAAATAAGGAATAGCAGAGCCATAGCGTTGATTTTTAGGTTGAGCCAAATAACTTACAAGTGCTCCAATTCCACCATTTAACATGGATTGATTTTGTAATGCCTTTAACTTTTCAGGATCATTGCCAGTAACCATAGGCAAATAAGATGGTTGATTAGTTAAAAATATGTTTGGTAAATCTGATAAATTATCTAGTAATCCCATTATATTGATTCCTGATTAAATAATTGTGATATAGGTATACGTTTAAGTATGTCTTGTGCATTTAAGCTATTAGCCATGCCAAGTTTGCTGCTTTTATCTGGAAGTACTTGTGGTGCTACATTAGATATTTGTAGCATTTCTGGAATATTTGCAGCTAAATTAGGATTTCCAGCCTTTACTCCTCCACCTTGAACTTGCATAGGATGAGCTTGTGGGAATAACATATTATTTGCAGCAGATACACCTTGCAAAGCTGTAGATGGGTTATTTTTAGTCCAATCCCAAATACTATTAGCAGCATTACCTAAAAGGCTTCCGCTAGATGCTAAAGCTGGAGCATTACCAGCCACAGATACTGTAGCAGGGTTAATAGCATAATTTAAACCAGATAATGAACTTGCTGGAGCAGATGCTAAATTAACACCCATGCCACCAGTATTAGCAAAGTTAATGCCCATGCTAGGAGCACCAGCAGTTCCTATTGCAGTTGACGGAATACCAGCAGCAGTTTCTCCAACAGTTGGTGCAGCCATTGCACCTAAAGATACTCCTTCTGAAGCACCTCCAGCAGCACTACCAAGTAAAGATCCAGCACCTAAAGCACTAGCACCCATACCTAAAGAACCACCAAGTAAAGCACCTGTAAATGGGCTTTTACCCATTGCAGCAGCACCTAGAGCACCTACACCAGCACCGATTAATAATGGCATACCCATGTTAGATTGCCTTTCCTACTACGAAACAGATAGGTTCTAAGATTGCACGATAAATCATGCCATAAACATCACGTTTTTTACTGCGTTTTTGTTTCCAGATGTCAGCAGTACGATGTCTTGCGATATGCTCTAAAACACCCCTTAAAATGCGTTG